AATTCTTTATCATTATCGACTAGTACCTTGTACTCTTCTCCGCAATTTCTACAAACCATCTACACCCATGTCCTGGACAGATAAATAATATTCAAGGTCATCACAACCGCCTATATGTTTATTACCCAAAAAGACTTGAGGGTATGTTCTGGCCTCAGGTGCATATACTAGTAGGTCATTTAAAGTCCACCGGTCTTCATCAACCAATCTAGATTCATAAATAATACCAGCATTAGTTAACAACTCTTTTGCTTTATCACAAAACGGACAATACTTAGTTGTCCAAATAATATTCGTACTCATAAACTCAACCCCTTTAACATTTCTAATTCAACATCTTGTTTGACCCCGCCTACTACATAGCTAGTGATCTCTGTTTCCTGAGGAGCTACTTGTACATTACCACCGCCAATCCATTTTTCAGTATATGGTAACGGATTGGCTTGACTAACATGGTACGGTACAGTATATCCCACTGTCTTAATTCTTTTAGCGGCTATCCATTCAATGTACTCTTTTAATAAACCGGCATTCAAGCCAATCATAGAACCACCTTGGAATAGATAATCGCACCAATCTCTTTCTTGTTCGATAGCATTCATGAACATGTTCATTACTTCATCAGTCGTTTCTTTTTTGATCTTAACGTAATCTGAATCTTCTTTAATCAGACTTTTGATAATATGTATAGAAGCCGACAAGTGGGTATTCTCGTCCCTTGCAATTAATTTAATAATCTTAGCATTGCCTTCCATCTTCTTAAGTTCTGCAAAGGCCCATGAACATGCAAATGATACATAGAACCTAATGCCTTCCAGCATAAAGATAGACAGCATACAAAGATATAATCTCTTCTTGTGTTCGTATGAGCCATAGGTTCCTTCAAAGTTAATAAGATCGTCATAGTATTTTGATACATCAACACCGCATTCAACTATCTCGGGGATAGTCGTCATCTCATCGAATACAACAGATGGGTTAGGATAGACATTCCTAATGATATGAGTATAAGATCTAGAATGAATTGTTTCAAAGAATGACCATGTTTCTATTAGCATCTCAACTTCTGGCAATGAGACAATTGGTAATAGGGCAATGTTTGGGGATCTTCCTTGTACAGAATCTAATAAGATCTGTCGCTTAAGATTGGCAGTAAAGATATGTCTCTCTGATTCTGTTAGTTTACTAAAATCTATCTTATCTTTAGTTACATCAATCTCATCAGGTGTCCAAAAGAATGAGATCATTCTTTCAGTTAACTTTTGTATGGCTGGATATTTAACCGAGTCGTATCTAGCAATGTCAACAGGCTCATCAAAGAACATGCTTTTGCTTATATAGTTTTTACTGTTTATTTCAAATACGCTCTTCATAATAATTCCATAATCTTATTAAAAAGGATACTACCGATATTGGGAGGATAGTATCCTTTTTAATAAAAGGGGGGATTAAAATTGATATAGGGAAACCCCCCCGACAAAACCTAGTGGATCATTATTATATTAGTCTTTATTGAAGATTTTATACAATACAAGTGCTGCGATTAAACCAACTAAGCCTTGAGCACCTAGCTGGGCAACAATGCCCGTGATTGTACCGATGATGTCGCCACCAATAAACGGAACTGTACCACCAAAGATTACTTGTAATACGATTGCTAATGCAATCAATGCTACACCTGCTTCAGTTGCGCCTTTCATCCATCCTACTATTTTATCTAACATACTTCTTACCTCTTATTATTAAAAAATAGTTTTACATCTTCTCGGATGTCATCAGCATGCTGATGATTAACTACGGTCCTAAGCGTAGTATGCCACTATTGATAGTAGCGGATTAACTTTATTTATGCTATTTAATAAGCCTATTATATCATAAAAAGGGTCATTTGTAAAGGGTAATCTATTTGTAGTAATTACTGTAACCAGTCATATAGCTGCTATAGTATTTTCCTGAATCAGCATTGCTGTAGTTGTACGGAATAATACTATATCTTCTAGATCTATTACCATAGTAGTTATCATTATCAAACTCATCTACAAAGTTTCTCGCCTCTTTAATAAACCATCTTGGTTCCATGAATGAATAAGGATTAAATCCAAAGAATCCATTACTACCATTATAGTTATTTCCGAAAAATCCTGCGGATGCAGTACCCATTGCGGTAGTCAAAGCTACCGCCATTATTACTTTTTTCATACTATTTCCTCATATTATATTTTGCATGACTCACAATCGTCATCACTTACATCTCCAGCCATATCATTTGTATTGAAATAATATAACTGCTTGCCCCCGTACTTATAAAAGGTAATAAGATCTTTAATCATTACTGACATAGGGATCTTATTGTCCTCATAGTGTTCTGGGTTATATGACGTATTAACAGATATACCTTGATCGATATACTTCTGTAATACTGCCATAATTTTTAAATAACCTTCCGGGCTAGCTTGATCCCATAGAAGGTCATATTTATTCTTTAAGTTATGTATGCCAGGAACAACCTGTGGCATAATACCATCCTTTGATTGTTTGTATGATACTAGTGCTCTAGGAGGTTCAATTCCATTTGTACTATTGGATATCTGTGCAGATGTCTCTGCTGGCATAAGAGCCATTAATGTGGAGTTACGAATTCCATTTTCCTTAAGACATTCCCTTAGCTTATCCCACTCCATTCTTTCTACTGGCTTAATTAACTCATCAACTTCTTTCTTGTAGGTATCAATCGGTAGAATGCCTTCACCATACTTTGTTTCATAGCATAGAGGAGCCGCTCCCTTTTCCTTTGCCAATTGAGCAGAGGCTTTAATTAAATAGTAACTCCATGCCTCTGCATATTCATCTACGGTTTCCAGTGCATCTTCATTATATTTTAAACCTCGCTTGGCTAGGAAGTAGGCAAAGTTAATAATGCCCACTCCTAATGGTCTACGATTATAGGTAGATTCCTTAGCGGCTAACACCGGATACCCTTGATAATCTAGTAATGCATCTAATGCTCTTACTGTTAAATCACAATACTTTTTAAATTCTTTAGGCTCACTTATCATACCCCAATTAATAGCAGCTAGGGTACATAATGAAATTTCTCCATTTTCATTATCATCATATGACGTTAGCCCCTTAGAAGGCAAGTCAATCTCTTGGCATAAGTTTGATTGATGGATAGGAGCTTCCTTCTCTACAAATGCTCCGTGAGTATTTGCATGATCAATGTTCTGAAGATATATTCTTCCGGTCTCTTTACGTTCAGTCAAGAACTGGGAGAATACTTCTAGAGCAGGAAGTGTCTTCTTTCTAATTTTTCTAACCTTTTCGTACTTCTCATATAACCTCTTGAACTCTTCTTGGTTCTCAGAGAATGCTTCATATAATCCAGGCACTTCGTCCGGCGAGAAGAATGTAATATTACCACCGGTTAATAGTCTTTCATACATTAACTTATTAAATTGGAAACAATAATCTAATTCACGGACTCTAGTTTCTTCAGTGCCCTTATTGTTCTTTAATACGACTAAGTCCTCAAACTCATAGTGCCATATAGGAAAGTGCACAGTTGCCGCACCCCCTCTAACTCCTCCCTGACTACACGATTTTACTGCTGCTTTAAAGTATTTTAGGAACGGTATTACTCCCGTATGTGCGATAGAACCGTCTCCGATATTTGACCCCACTGCACGGATCTTTCCGGCGTTAATTCCTAAGCCTGCTTTTTTACTGATGTATGATACAATGGTACTTGCTGCTGCATTAATAGAATCTAATGAGTCATCTGCTTCTAGGACAACGCAAGAACTGAATTGTCTTGTCGGAGTTCTGACTCCGGCCATGATAGGGGTTGGTAATGAAATATAGAATTGCGAGATAGCATTATAGAATGACTTAACATAATACATTCTACGGCCATTGTAATTAGAAAATAATGTTAAGGCAATCATTGCATATAGCATCTGAGGAGTTTCGTATATATTACCATTGGTCCTATTCTGTACTAGGTACTTGCCACGGAATTGCTCCATGCCAACGTAAGTAAAGTCATCATCTCTCTCATGCTTAATAACATTCTCTGTGATATATCTAAACTCTTCTTCGGTGTATTTATTAAGTATATCTCCATCGTATACTCCTAGCCCAATATTCTTTTTGATTAAATCGTAAATTGAGATAGGTTCGTACTGGCCATATACTTGCTTACGTAGTTTATAGTTAACAAGTCTTGCTGCTACGAATTGATAGTTTGGAGTATGTTCTGTAATTAAATCAGCGGCTGACCTAATCAGTAGTTCATGAATATGCTGGGTATCCATTGAATCATATAATTGTACATTAGCTTTCAGCTCAATCTCTGAGACTGATACGCTACTTATATCTTTACATGCCCAATCTAATACTCTGTGGATTTTTGATAATCTAAAGCCTTCTTTAGAACCATTTCTTTTTGTTACTAATATTTCAGTCATCGTCAATAATTGTAATTAATATAAGACTATTATATCATAGTTTACAGTAAATGTAAAGGGTATTATAGAATATTTTCTTGAGTAATATAGATATTTTCTTGTGTTTTATATATAGGGAAGCCAGCAAAATTACCAGCTGGTTCTATATCTTCTATTGTTATGATAGAACCCTTGGGACCATCATATACATTTTCATTTAGAATATACTCACCGGGATTAAAGTGTAAGCTGATATTGAGTTTGCATTCGGACCCTTCCATAATATTTAAGTCTACATCATAACCCATTTCATCTAAGGCACTTAGTATATCATCTTCTGACATACCGGTCTCTTCCCTTAATAAAAACAATGCAGCTGCATATGAAGAAATTTTTGATTTGCCAAATGGCACTTTTTCTAGAATTCTTTTGATATTGAATACCAATCTATAGAATGTTGAGTAAGAATCTTTCTGTTCAGAAGTTTTAAACTTATTTACTTTAATAAGTAGTTTACCCTTGTCGTCGATTACTCCTTCTCTGAATGCATCGCTTTCTTTCCAGGGGGTAGTTAAGATTTTAATAAATCTAAATGTGTAATATAAATCTACTGCTCTTGACATTATAAGTTCCTTAATACATTTATTATTGTCGAGTCCATTGGTATCTCAACGTGTTTGTCATCAGGCAAATAATTTAGATAAATCAGGAAGGGCTTTATCATAGATTTAAAGCTGCATTCTGTATTGATCATCAGCATCTCTGCTGTTGCCTCTGGACCAAAAACATTTCCAAGGACAATAATATGATTTAAAATTAATCTCTCTTTAAGATCATCATCCCTATAGTATCTATTAATTAACCTATTAATATATTTAAACCTACATAGGTCAGATTTAAATTCCTCAGTTGTTGCCCATTTATTTTTCTGATAATGCTTAGAAGCATATAGCTCAAAGTTATCTTTTGTTACAATCATAATAATCCATTATATAATTAAGTATTATGTATCTATATACATGTACCGAAGTTGCCGTGGTCAGGCCCACTAGAAGTAGTATAACTAATTCCTCCCATCTGATTATATCCTTCTAACATACCGACAGTCAAAGCCTGATACCATGCTTGATCATCTGAGTAGACTAGTTCACTCTGAAGGTTATCAAAGGCTGCCTTATCTACAGCAGCACATCTTTCAGTCCACCAATCTATCTTTCTGCCATGCAATTGCTGAGCCATGTTAGCTAACATAATGAAAGGATGACCTGCGCCCATTGTATTAGTATAGTTATCAGTTGCAGCCATCACTGGATCTAGTGTATAGAACCATTGTACTCTTAATGCATCAGTAACAGGATTGACCGCTAGCCAATCAGTTATTTCTTTAGCAACATCGTTTCTGAAACCAAAGAACCCATTCCATAAAGATAATTTCTTACCAAAATAATAGAATTGATCAAAGCCAGATAGGCCAAGTGAGGTCGGTCCTGCTACGGTACCAGACCCATCAGGAACTGTAGTTCTCCAATAGGCGAATTCAGTATACCAACAAGATCCAGGATCGTCGAATAGATCTCCTAAATCATATTTCCATGTATCTAAGACACAGGTTTTATTCTGTATTCTAGAAGCTCTTCCGGATTTATCTGAGCCACTGACTGCAGCATATCCTAATGCCATGCCATCCATAGTAGCTTGATCTGGTGTTATTGCCATATATTACCCCTTTAGTTTATCTTTGATCTGACCCCATAAGGTTTTCTTATTATGACGACGGTCTAATTCTATACCTACTTTCCGGCCCGCAGCCTCCATCTCTATTTTACTAGAGTCTGCGGTTACTTCTTTTTTACTTTTTTCTTTTTTACTGGTTTAGGTTTACCATTAAATGCATCACAAGCATCTTTATCAAATCGTCCAGCCACCAAACATTCTCCGGTGCCAGAAAATACTCCAGTGCTTTTCATAGTCGCGTCCTTTAACCAGCCTACTTTACTTAAAGCCATATATTACTCCTTATTTAAACATATATCAGATAACCAGAAATTCTTTAATTCTTTCTCATCATCCAGTTTTACTTCTACGTAATTGCTACATAATTTATTTATAATCCCTGTCTGACAGGTTTCAACTACAACTACATTGTCATTTATATTAAATAGATCACCAGCTACATACTTCTCTCTAATGTAAGATGCTCTCTTTAATTTAATATCTCTGCGGAATGAATGACTTTCTTTAAGTCCCATTCCAGATCTAACGGCATTCATAAGGCCCTTAGCATCTCTAAATCCTTTTGGCATTCCTTTCGTGAAGGTAACTAGGTCATTATCTTTAGCAGCTGCTCTTAACTTAGAAGCTGACATACCAGATATATCATCGGCATCAGGATCTCTTTCCCCCGCCGATACTACCTTGACACCGCCTTCAAAATCATAGAAGCCGTGTCTAGCCTTCTTGCCATTATAGTTATTTAATACTTTATCGAATTCATTTACACGATCAGAACCAACAACAATAGTACATTTTTTATAACCATCTTTATATGCAATAACTAATGCATCAAAGAAATTTCTCACGCTCTTATCTAAGATAATAGATCTGGCATGTTTGGGAAACATCTTACGCATGAACTTAACTTTATCTTTAAATGATAATGGGTTCTTCTTAGGATCAGAGGACTGTGATGCGTATACTCTATATGTAGCACCCTTGGCAACAGATGCAACTTTATCTAATAGCTTTTCATGCCCATTAGTTGGGGGATTAAACCTGCCAAATGTCACAACGACTTGCTCGCTAGCGGCTTCCTTTAAATAATGTTCCTTAAATCCTCTTATCATCCTCTTGTATCAGACTCCCAACCCTTAATAATATTCTTACTAAAATTATTAAAACTAAATTCCATACGGTCTACGATCTTAACTGCACCGTTGGTGAGGTGATCTATAGCAACAAATCCTTCTGCGCCTGTTACCTTGTACCCATCTTTAGTCTTTACAAAGGTATTTATACTATCTAATTTATTAAGATGTTTAAGTAATTCTCTCTTGGCATCTACTAATTCATTCTGCATATCAAACATCATAACAAGATTCTTTGTATTCTCTTTATTAAACCAGTCCAGTGCTTCAATCTTCTTGGCATTCTTTCTAGCCTTACCTTTATCGGACTTAAGCTTATCTATTTCTTTATCATATCTATCATGAATCCATTTAACTAATTCTTGCGAGTGTTTGGTCGTGTTAGAAATTTCTCTCTGTCCTCGAACCTTCGTATTTCTAAATGTATTAATGTAAAGATTAATCTCTTTATTGGTTGAAACATCTTTAAGAATAGATGATTTAATTTTGCTAAATATTTTACCAGCGGTTGATAGATGTTTTGTAATTGCATCCGTATCCTTTTTAGTTAGAGTGGCCATTGGCACTTCAGGTAGATCAGCACTCTTTTGCCATACTGTCGGCACCTTCTTAAATTCAGAGACCTTAACTCCGAATGATGCACTCATCTTCTCAAATGAACTTCCAGTATATTTAGTGTGCCAGACAACACCGATCTTCGCTCTGACTATTTCTTTGGCTGCTTCTATAGGCACTGCATATACAATTGTATTAGGATGGAACGTAACATATTTTGTACCATCGATAGTAACTGTCTTGAGGTCATCTTTAGTAAACATGATGTCCCCTTGGTACACGCCTTTCTTTATACCTATCTTACTTAATTCAGTGAAAGCAACTCGGAGCTTACTAGCCAGATCGCCGCTAGTATCTGCATCGATATCCCCCAAAGACTTATATACTTTAGGGCTTTTATTAAAGATTCCTTTTTTTGCAATGAAAAACTCCCCGTCACTTGGATCGATGCCTGCGAATACTGCCGGAGCTCCATCCCATTTGACTGTTACTGCTTTGGTATCATTAGTATGACCAGCTAGCATATCTCTTAAATCTCGCAAAGCATTTATAGCTGAGCGTGTGCCACTTACTCCCCCATCAATAACCATATCCTCAATATGAGTCATATGCGTATTCTTTGCTTCCTCGAGATATTTTTTAAATCTATCCATTATGCTTTCTGCAATGTGTTAACTTCTTTGTCTATTTTGCTTTTCACTTTACTGTCTTTCTTGGCCTTCTTAATAAAGTCTTGTGTCATCCTCTTCATCATTCCCGGATTTTCTTTTGACATACCAACTAATACTAATTTTAAATCAGCTGCTAGTTTTTTATCTTTAGATGCTCTAACAAATAAATCAGCTACATCTTTATCATTTCTTAATTCTTTACCTATCTTATCATACTTAATTGTTTGATAAACCCATTTTAAAAACTTAGGGGCGTATTTAATTAATACATAAGCACCAGCAAATCCTGCTAGCACCGGCCACATTTCCCCCCAAGCTACCAAGGCAACATCTTTGATTAGATCCCATACAACACCAGCAGCATCAGATTTTGCAATTGCTTGAACTGCTATAGGATCTGTTGCATTATCAATTACCCAAGGTATGAATGCCGCTCCTATAATTGGTATCAATGGGAATAATTCATCCAATTGCTCTTGTTCTATTAAGTGTTGTTTAAATGTATTCATTTTAATCGTGTCTCGTTTTTCTATTTAAAATAGCTTTTAATTCTTTTAATTTAATATGAGTAAAGTCTGAAACTAATCTTAAGACTTTAGCTTCACTATAATCTGGGTACTTCCGTTGGATACTATGTTTTAATTTAATAGCTGCTTTATATTTATCTTTATGCAACAATCTATTGATCATATGATATACTTTCTTAGGCAACAGATGCTTAAATGTTATAGCATCGCCTGAACCAGTATGGCTCTCTGTTAGATGTTCCCTAAATGATTTCATTTTTTTCCTATTTGTGTTTAAAGTCGCACATCATTCTAGATGGATAACCATCCTTACCTTGGGTATCTCTTATATTTATTTTAAATACGTAATGAGCAGATTCAAATTCAACATCAATACGTTTGCCTTTACCTGTCTTACCGCCATAATAAACAGTAGGGGGTTTAGTTATTTTAGCAGCCGATTTCATACCAGCCTTATCCATTTTATTAGATATAATTCTTTTACCTAGCTTGTGTATTACATGATAGCCGAATCCGATTCCGGATTCTAATAAATTGGATAAAGCTTTCTTATCATACTTCGGTCTAGTATCTACAATACCTTTATCTAAGTTGCCATTAAATATATCATTAAACTTATCTTCATTAATACCGAACATACTTAATAATGCTTTACCATCTCTACTAGTAATGTTATTATTTTCAATGTCTTTCTTAGTTAATATTTTCTTTAAACCTACGTTAAAGAATGTAGTTGTTCCACCTAACTTTAAGCTTAAATAGATAGGACCTTGATCTAAGGTTAATGTGATATCCGTGACTGATGATCCGATGTCATAGCCAGAACCTTTAGTATTAGTAAGAGTTATATTTCTGCCACTAAATTGAAGAGGTCTTCTTGTATTTTCACCACCAACAACATTAACCTTAAATACTTTAGAAGAAGTTAAATCATAATGCTTATCTAGATCTTTAATAGAATTTAGTATACTACTATCACTTAATTCTGTACCAGCCCACCAATCATTTAATGCAGTGGCATAAACCCCTTCAAATGCATTGCCTCTATTATTAGCTCCTCTATTACCGGAGGAACCATTGCCGTATTTAATTTTAATTCTAGATAGGTCAGCTCCTGATTTGATACTGGATATATCCTCTATACCTTGGAACTGTCTGCTTATGTTAACATTAGATTTCTTCTTGTCATCAATGTTAATTGGATTTTTAATCTTGGGATGTTTCTTTAATAGATAATTTAATAAAGAAATTACTTCTGCTTTATTCTCTTCAGGCCAATCTAAACTGCTAATGGACTTTTCATTAGTAGGAAATATTGTATAAGCTTCGGCTATGAATAGCTTAAATGGTTTCATTGTGAATCCATCCAGTTCTGAACTGCTGGATTCTTAGGCAATTGCTTAGCCCACATCATGATTTTTTTATATACCTTAGATGATTGAGTACTAGATACTTCGGGGTTAGTGGCATCAATGACAAACAGTCTAGGTCCAAATATACTTTTAAATGTCTTTAAGTTAGATTGAACTTCCTTCCACATCTTAGTTACAGCTGCAGGTTTAAGACTTCTTCCTCTTTTTTCGTTTCTTTCTAATGCAGTTTCAAGATCGGTGTTAACAAATATCATTGCAGTTTCATAACCTAATACCTCTAAGTCTTTAACTTTCTTACTAACCTTATCGGAGTCTTTACCAGTACCGTCAATAACCATACCAAGTCTGCCTTCGATAGCATGGCCATGTTTACCCATTGTAGTTTTCTTTGATAATCCCCTTATGATATTACGAGGATATGCTTCTGAGTCTGGCATCTTTAAAGATAAAAGGGACTTCTTCAAGCCAACTTCAAATGCTCTATCTGAATTAATTTCAGTGAAACCCATTGATCGTAAACCTAGAGTCGATGCTATATATGATTTACCAGAGCCAGGACCACCTGCCATAAAGATGGCGTGGAAAATGCCCGGATCATTTTTTCCTTCTTCCAGATATGATCGAAAATCCAACATAAGTTTGCCTTAAGGTAGTAATTACTATATACCTTTATTTATAAGTTTTCGATGATTGAATCCAATTCCCCTATGTTAGAATACTTTTTTAATTTTTTTAATTTGACTGGAACTCTCTTCATGATATTATCTGAATCTATATATCCACAATAATCTAATACAGATAGCATTGCTAGAATGTCACCAATCTCCTTCTCTAGTGCTTTAACATTCTTATCATTATCTAAGCCAAATCTCTGTAGCTTAGATATTGCTTGAATGGTCTCTGCACATTCTTCTGCTAAAATAACTAAGGCTTCTTGCATCCTAATACATAATCATTTTTGTCCATAGCATCATCTAAGATAGAACGAAGGATATCGCCAGTTGCTTTATTGAAAGCAACTTCTCCGTGTGGATCGTCTCCTAGATAATCTATAACTTCGTAATCAAAATCGATTGACTGGGTGGTATCGTTTAACTTGATAGATTCATATTTATATACTACCCCGTGATACTTACCGCCAGTTAATCTAACAAACCAATGCTCTTGGTCAATATCCTTTTCGACAAAGGACCACTTATCAAATGCTGCTTCAGTCATTCTAGCGGCACCGCTTACTGCCAGGAGTGCGCTTACATCTGTATGTTCCGTGGCTCATTCTTTTCTTACTGATCTTATTACCATTATTGTCTTTCTTAAATGTGACACCTGGTATCATTGACTTGCTCATATTATCTCCTTCCCATTGTAAAAATACTTCTTAAGGTCTTTCCTCTTCCGATATTTGAATACATGCTTCTAACATGATCTTTACTTTCTGCTCTTATTATTTTAATAGCCCCGCTTTTAAAATACACAACAAACCGTTGATACATTAGCGATCCGATTCTTTAAGAATCGCCTTTAATTGTCCATTTAGTTTGTTGAATTTAAATTCCCATTCATCGGATTCTTTTTTATATATTTCCGAAAGGGTTTTATATTCATTTTTATTATTAAAATTATTAATAATTTCTTTTACTTTGTTTATCATTATACTTTAAAGTCCTCATATGCTGTTGGTGGTGTGTCGTTAACCAAAGTCTGAGCTCCAATCTCGACATCATATAATCTCATCTTTGGTCGGTCAATCCCTAAAATGAATTTCTTATTTTTACCAGTAGGATCATTATATCTATTCTTCAATTGTTTAATCATAATCTGATTAAGGTTTTCCAACTCTTCATTTGAAATTAAAGCAAACATAAGATCAGCCGTAGCTGGTAAGCCAAATGATTCCGAGGTATCTTCCAGTCCTACATCAGAAGAATTGAATCCGCCTCTAGTAACTTGTGTTGCTGTTAAAATTGGTAGATTGTTTTCCACTGCTAATCCCCTTAGCTCTTCAGCAATTGCCTTAACATAGGTGTAGCTATTAACAGATCCACCCATTCCCTTTACCCTTGATGATGAACATATATTCAGGTAGTCAATACAAATAAGATCTGGCTTGAAGTTCTTCTTGATCTTCAACTCATTAAGTAATGCCCTAAAGTGCGTAGAATTTGCTGCACCTGTTGGGTACTCCTTAACAATTAATTTACCAGCACCTCGTTGTCTGATGCCATCCATCCTAGAATCAAAGTCCGCCTTAGATATTTTAGATAGATCATCCAGTGGTATATTCATTAAGTTAGCATCAATGCGTTCAGCAATTCTCTCCTCACTCATTTCCATAGTAATATATAGAACGTTCTTCATTTGAGTAAGAGCACCGGCAGCTACATGACACATAAACAGAGATTTACCAACTCCTGTCCCTGCCAGGGCTACATTCAATGTCTTATTAACTAATCCGCCTTTGGTTATCTCATTGAACATCTCTAAATCAAATGGAAGATGTTCCTCATCTCTATGGTAGAATTCATATCTACTATCCGAGTTATCGATATAATCATGGCCAACATTAGTATCGAATGATACACCTAAGGCATCTCTTAGCAATTCAGGTAATGCATTCTTAGTTAACTGATCATGTTTACCATCTATTATATCTATGGATTCCATTATGGCAAGGAATATTGATCTATCCTGACACCACTTCTCGGTCTGTTCTAGTAGCCATTCGACATTGGTATCTTCAACCACTGTATCTAAATCATTAACAATAGAGAATACTTCAGCGATCTGTTCTGATGGTATCTTAGAATTCTTCTGCAATTCAATTGATAGTGCTTCACCATTAGGCAGCTTGCCATACTTGTTAACAAATTCTACCACCTCATTGAAGACAATCTTATATGGACCTTCAAAGTATTTTGGTAGAAGGTGTGGGATTACCTTACGGGTATATCCTTCATCTTGAACTAGGTTACGTAATATTAATGTTTCTAATTTCATTGTTCGATATTATCTTCGTATTTAATCATCTCCGCATGGCCAACTTCATATTTGTCTTTAAGAAATTGCTTAAAGGCGGGGTTGTTAAGGATAGAAACCCAGAACTCCCCGTCTAAAGCCTTAGCCCTTAACTTGGTATCATCGATTTCTCCAGTCTCCGGATCACATTTAGAATACCAACCCATCGTAGGCTTAACAACAAAGCCTCCTTCAATTGCAGCATCTAATAAACCTGTGTACTTATCGATGCCACCTGCCCAAGTAACTTGAACAGGGATCTTAGATTTCTCTTTAACAAACCGTGACTTCTCTACGTTAATAATGAAGTTATAACCAGTGACCTCCTTACCTTCTTTCTCTTGGCGGCGGCCGATGATCCATATATTATCTGCTGAGTAATAGATACCAGTACCACCAGAAACTACTGCCTTACTAAACATTTCCATTGTTTGATAGGTATGATTAACAGCTAGTAATGGTATATCTCTCATAGTTAAATACGGAGTACACATTCTAAATAAACCTTTTAATGCTTTAGCCCTTGACATATCAGCCACGGATTTCTCATTCTTTGCATCTTCCAATTCTTTCTTAGAGGCTAGGTTACCAATAGAGTCAATCATGATAACCACTTTATCATCACGTTCAATTGCCTCTAGTTGATTTACAATATCAAACTTAAGCTCTTCGACATTAGTAATTGGTGAATGCAATACTCGGGAAGTATCAATTCCAAAGCTTTCAAAATATTGTTGCGGGGAACCAAACTCTGAATCGTAAAACAGCAGGACGGCATCTTCATACTTGTCAAGGTATGCGGCGGCCATTAGTAGTCCGAACGAAGTCTTAAAGTGCTTCGACGGTCCTGCTAATACTGTTAAACCAGAAGTCAGTCCACCATCTGGATCACCAGAAAGTGCAACGTTAATCATTGGGACCGGGGTAGTCACCATATCTTTTCCCGTGAATAGTTTTGACTTTGATAGAATCGCCGTCTCTTTAATTCTACTATTCTTTTTTAATTTATCCATTATGCCCATATTAATCATTCTCCTGTATTTGTATTTGTATAAGACTATTATATCATATAACGAGACAAAAGTAAAGGCTAAATCATGAATTCTTCTAAAGAATTTCTATAATTTTCTTTGAACTTTTTATTTCTATTGTCTTGTATTAGAAAGTCTACATTTTCTTTGATAGGCAATTCGTCATTTAGCTTCATCTTAATATAAGTTACCATATCAACTGCCATTCCAATTGGCACAGATTTAGTTAGATCCTTGAAGTTTAACTTAGGATTAAGTACTTCCATCTTCTTAGGAAAACCCATTATAGTCAAGGCTTCCCTCATGTTAATAAATCTGTCTTCGGTTGGATGGGTCAAGTTCCATGTTAATGGACCGACGAATGCTGCAATATAATTTCTAGGTGTGACTACACCTTTCCTTGTTATGTTAAATCCATCATCTAGTTTTCTTTGCTTCTTATCAGCTATTTCTTTTTGCCTCTCTGGATATCCCTTTGCTTGAGTCCAGTTGCCAATGTCATAATAGTTAACCCCTTTAGATTCTATATACTTAAATACATTAACTGTATGTTCTGTAGTATTAACGAATTCTTCGTGGGTAATGCCGCCATGAATTTCTTCTAGAATATATCTATAGTAAACATCATTAGAAGGTACGGTCTTTCTTCTAGAGAATGTCCACATAGGATCAGAGTTATCTGACTTAGCATCTAAGATGGTTTGTTCTATTGACTTATACTCTCTCTCTTTTGTAAATGGCATGATAGGAATCTTACCATCTTTCCAGAAGAAATAGAATGCTCTCTTTCTAACTTGAGGCACATTGTGGTTGAGAGCAAATGTTTCATAGATGCTTAAAGCATATCCATGCTTCTTTGCTAACTCCTTCATTCTATCAACTACTGGCTTACCAAACTCAGCGGTTAGTCTCGGCCCATTCTCTCCCCAGAATACCTTTGGTTTAAATTTACCCATGACAAAATCAGCCGAGTTAATCATCCAGTCATTGTGTAAAGATTCCGCATGGGAATGATTTGACAATGAAGATAGACCAGCACAAGGACAAGTAGTAGAAAATACATCAACTTCTTTTAAGTCTTCAAGGTCATCCTTGCCTACAACTCGGTAGTCTACTTCTCCGTCATAGTATTTTAATAGATGACTATCTCTTGATTCAAATTCCGGATAGCTAAGTATATATTCTGGCCTTCCTCCGAATACCATTTCACTTGCAATGGTTGTTCCCCCTATACCAGATACTATAGTTGCGTGTGTAAACATGTAAGTTCTACTCCTGATTCTTTAAACATATCGGTTGATAGCTTACTGGAATCAATCCATCTCATTCTGACGCCTCTGTCAGCCTCAAGTACCACCACTCTTTTAATCCCAACTTGAATAATTCCCTTAGCACATTCCGAACATATTGGTAGATTGTAAACGTACATAGTAGCTCCGTCTAATGATACACCATTATATGTAGCATTAAAAATGGCATTCATTTCTCCATGAACTACGTATTCATACTTAACTTCTCTGTTATTTAATCTCTCGTCGGAATCTTCTATGCCTCTAGGGAATCCATTAAATCCTTGAGATAGAACCTGGCCCTTGGTGCCAATAACAACCACGCCTATCTTTGTTGATGGATCCTTTGACCAAGTTGATACTTCCTTGGCCAGCTTCATATATCTTAAATCGTGTTTCATTCGTCTTTAATAAAATTATATACTTTTGATAAGTGATCATTAACATGATCGTATTTGATATGCCTAAATGGCAAAGTCATACTGAATAAATTATCATAGCCATCTACAATCTTAGGATAGTTAGATTTGATTGTCTCGTAGAATTCTCTTGACTTATGTGTTTTATTAGGATCGACTATCATACTGTCTATTGATAATGTTGATGGTCTACAGTATATAACTTTCTGTCTGATAATCTTCATTAGCTTTAGCATTTTATGTTCTGGTGCTAATGGTTCTCTGCTTAATGCCTTTGAATAAACCATTTCACTTATCCAAGGTACTCGATCAATAACATTAACGGCTGATCCCTTAGATAATGTTATTAGGTAATCTACCCTTTTATGAAATTCCTTTGAGGTATACATTTTACCTCCGGTGTGAATTCGATTGCCATCAAATCTCTTAGCAATCTTTTTAGCTAAGGTTGTTTTGCCAGATCCGTCTGGTCCTTCTAATATAATAATCAACTAATTAATCTCCTAAGTGTGTATAAATCATTTTTAAAACAATGCAATGATGTTGATGAAAAGTGTATATATCCAGGCTTAGCATCTAGTCCAGCCTTCTCGATTAGCCATAGTGTTAATGCGTTTGCAAAGAATAAATCGTTATGAAGATGTCTTACAACATCACAGCTTCTCATATGATATGAACAGTGTAACTCCTTACCTCTTAACATAAAATGCCAGCCGAATGTACATGGAACTCTTTCTCCTTGTACTGCAGCCTGAATATCCTCCGGGAACCAAATAGGAATATAACATTGCCTAGTGGTTGGTTCTTTCTTAAGTAATTCAACTGCTGTATTTAAATCACCGATGTCATATCTAATACCTTTGTGCAAGCCCTTCGACCAGATTCTTTCAGGATATGTATGAGAAAATATCTCATCTACTAAGTAATCCTCAGTTCCAGTATTCCATCTAACATGTGATGGTGGTGGATTGTGTGGGATCTCTGAAACCCTTTCGCCAAAATGCTCATCAGCCCAAGGCTGTGAAGCATTAGTAAGCTCGGATGCTTTCTCCATACTATCTGCCATAGGACACACTAGGTCTCCGTGTAAGATTTCCCAGAATACAGGGGGCTCTTCAGTGCCTTGCCAGCTATCAGTCTTAATCTCATAGCCATTTCGAAATAGATCCTGGCGAAGAAACCAAAGTCCTTCTTTTAAATCTCTACCGTTGTTTCTCTTCATATTCATTTCCTTCGTTTAGTTCATATTCATTAAAGAATGATATGTCCCCGGTCTTCTTATCGTGTTGATAGAGATAGACAATAGATGGTATATTAAAACCGTATACCCCTATTTTATATTCCAGATCCGCTAGGATAGATTCCCAGTGAGTTTTAGTATAGTCACTTACCTTAACTTCAATGGCCTCTCCATCGGGTCTCTTGACATCATAATAATTTCTTGTATCATCCTGATAACCACACTTATCAATTAAGAATAGTTCAGCGGACTGACCTTTCATACACATTGCAATAACCTGTTGGAAAGATCTATTTCGCCTAGCTGATTTATTCTTAAAGATAGGCGTGGCCTCGACCATAGCCCGAGCCTTTAGCCTTAAAGGATCTATGTCCTTAACATTGAATGTATCAGTGTAATTCATATTAGGCAGCTGCCATATCGAATGAGACTAAGAATCGGCCAGCCTGACGGCCATAGGTAACTTCAAATTCTCTCTTTAAAGTATAGATAACCGACACAGCAGTTTTCTCAGCAGCTTCTCGAGAAACTAATCCTTCGGCTTTGATAATATCTTTCATATTTAGCGGGGTAAGTTCTTCGTTAACTTCAATTGTTGTATTGGTCTTTCGATCATAAATTTCAATGTTTGAAACATTAGAAGTTAACAGACCAGAGGCGATTGCCTTATCTGTTAGCCTCATCATATAATTTGGCTTTTGTGTTCCTGTTGAAATGAATTCATCTAAGTTTACTTTTACTTTCATGGTTAGCTCCTTTGCTTTTTTATTTTATATGTCTATTATATCATAAAGTATGTCATTTGTAAAGGGTAATCTTAGAAGTTTTTTGAATAAATATATTCGATTGCCCTCTCGGCCTCTACATCAAATGGTCTATTCTTATACCACTCTCCAGTATCTCTATCAATCTCACGGCACAGTGTTACTATCTCACTAGATGTAATTGGATATTTCCTTCTGATTGCATTGCCTGCAATGTTAACCATAATACCAAACATCTTAGAATACCAGCCGGTCTCAGATATAGTTCCATAGTCTTTTAATATCTTTTGATTAACAAACGGGCAATCCTTATATGTATTCCAAGTAATGCCAGTATTAGTTAATGTAGATTTTCTATGAGCTATAATCTGATTTCTAATCGATTCCGGTAGATTATCAAGGAAAGAAGCCCCAGTCTTTTCAACATATTTATATTTACCTATCAACTCATTAGGATCCATTATCTTTCCATTGTTGGTAAAGATAAAGTTATTAGCACCATGATAGTTACCAGGAATATAATACATCCTAGACAGATCCTTTGTTTGTGGATCTCCAATATCATCAAGTTCTTTATTAAGTGCAAACCAGAAGTGTTTAATCTTATTCCCCGGGACGCTTTCTTTCAATGGGAATACCATTCGGAATTTAGGGTTCTCTAAGGATGACGAGGCTGTGCTATAACAGACGAAGTAGAAGTCGCCGTATAATTTAGCAAGTTCTTCTTTTAAGTCCCCTTTAAAGTCATGGTCATCAACGTCTACCGCAGCCCACCCAGACCATTCTATTACATTAGCATTAGCCCTTGTGCATCCCTCAACATAACTAGCAGGTGATATTAAAGTAGCAGCTCTCTTATCCTTCAATGGTTCCTTAGACAATTTATATAATAACATTTCAAACTCTCTGAAGTTATCCCAAGACATTTTCTTGGTTGTCTTATTATCATATATTGATTTAAAGATTGTGAAAGATACTGCCATATTAAATGTAGTTCACGTAAATGAATTTACCATGATTACCTAAGTGATCCGGAGCTACCCAGTCAGCAGGCTTCATTAAATCTGGTAAGCCTAATGGATTAGGACGGCCTTCTTTAATACCAATTTTCTTAGACATATTAGCCTTAAGGATTTTATCCCAGGCTTCATTAGCATCTACTTCTAATAGATCTAAGGTACCAATAGCAAATACACATATATCAATCAATGCATCTACCATCTCTTCAGCATCTGAACTCTCCAGAGCTTCTTTAAATTCATCAACCTCTTCTTGTATACAAGAGGATCTAAACTTAACAAAATCAGTTAACATACTTGTACTAAATCCATCTACTGCTTCTGTTATCCCATAGTGTTTATGCATTTCCTGCATATCTTGTGCCCAATTAGATGACATGTCCTTCCTCCCTGATTCTAGCTTTCCAGCCACCACCTCGGCGCTGTTCTTTTAATTGTAAACGTACCCACTTAAGAGTATCTTCCTTATCCCAACTTTCAATGTTAGGATTTATTGATAGAGAGCCGATTAGCATATCTATCTGTTGTTCTGTTAAATTATCTAGCGTCATATTTTTTTCCTATATTACATATTATATCATATTTCATTTCATTTGTAAAGGCTTAAACGAAGAAATCTTCCAAAGAATATTCTTCTTCTGCTGTCCATCCAATTGCCTTAAGAATTGAATCAACAGGATCCAGAAATGTTTTCTGGAATTGTAAATTAAAATCAATGAATTCGTGAAGCTTTAATTCATTAGGTAATATATCCGGGAATGCTATTACATTTTCTTTTACTGAGTTTGGAACTTTGAGATATAGGAATTTAACTTTATCTCCAGAACCAATTGAATCATATTTCTTATCCAATCCCCTAGTTCGAATTGCATTATTATAAACTAATGCCCCACGAACATGGATCGGTGTACCCTTATTATATATTTTCTTAGGGTCATCACTCCACTTCTCCATATTATTACATCCCCTTGGAAATGCTATATTCATGGGCTCCATCTTAATAAATTCATTACGGAAGTCCGATATATATTTCTGAGCTTCTTTTTCTGTGCCGGTAATGAGAACTTGGAATACCTCTTTAAACTTATCACGAACCACCATAGGAGTCGAAGATTTCACAGCATCCACTCCCATAATCTTAAGCTTAGGTATTTTTAATCTAACACCCTCATCATCCAATACATTTAATATATATCTTTTCTTAGCCATCCAAATACCACGATCAGCAATTACTTCTCGAGCCATAACCAATCTCAATTCATATCCATTCATATCATTAAACATATCTCTATGTGCACTTTCTAGTACTGGAACGAAATGATTTTCACACGCCTGGTCAAGGAATTCAATTGTATTTACCGGATTAAACTTATTAACAAACTCAGTCATAGAAACATATAAAGAGTCAGTATCAATTGCTACAACGTAGTCCCCTCCTTCTTTTCCCAGAGCCTTATTCATTGCCTCATTTATTGCCTTCTCTCCCCATTTAATAGCTAGCTGGCCAGACAGAGTAATACTCTCGGCAATTCTAACATCAAAATATCTAAAGTACTTATTGGCCATTGCTCCATACAATGCATTCAATAGATTTTTAAGTGACATCTGTTTATTCTTTAGAACATCAATTTTCTTTTCGATAAAGTATCTATCACCCTCTTCGGTATCCTGAAGTATCTTTTGTTGTTCAAGCATTTCCAGTTTAACAGCTCGCCTCTCATCATAATAACTACGAATGATTTCTGGAATAAGACCTAGCTCATCTTTTTTAAAGTATGTTCCATTAGCTGTTACAGCATATTCGGTATGACTAGGCTTAACAGATCTTGCCAATAGATTCTCGACATTGAAGTGAGGCTCTGATTTATCATTAACGATTGTCTCCGGACTCATATTGTATTGAACAATAAGATTTGGATAGAGTGAGTTAACATCGAAAGAACATACCCAATCATGCATTCCAACTTGTGGATCTTTAACATAGCCCCCCGGATAATCCAGCTTTGGAACATCTGGTCTAATAGGTGGGACTTCGTTCCTAGGTAATAGTCTACGATAGATGATCGAATCCCATACACCTACTGTACCGAATGTCTCAGAATAATTGATGCCAGCTTTATATGCGGTTAACATAGCCAGTGATATTAGTCCTAGCTTATCTTCCAGTCGTGCAATCAATTCGGTATCTTTGATATTATATTCAATGAATAACTGATGATTATCCCTTGCAAGATTTACTAGATTACCGTATTCCTCATAGGATATTTTCCTATCACCAAGGACAATGAATGCGATATGATCTAACTTATATGATTCCTGATTTCCATATGCCCTAGCAAACTTTTTAAATAAGTCCATGTAGTCTAGGGTTTGTATGCCTAGTAATTCATATGATGTCTTATCCCGACCCATAACATTAATGGTCTTTTCCCTAATCGATTTCCAAGGGGATAACTTCTTGGCATATTTTTCACCCATAACTTTTGTTATACGATTAACAAGATATGGTATATCAAAGAACTTAACATTCCAGCCAGTAACAACATCCGGAGAATGTTCTGGAGAATCCCAGTGTCTTAGAAATTTAGTTATTAGATCTCGCTCATCACTGCATTCGAAATAATGAACATCTAACTTTGATTTCATCGGATCATATTTATCCAGCCCCCATGTATAATATGATGGATCCTTTGAATTTTTAATTGTGATTGCATTGATAATGGCATAGCATCTTTCTGGATATGGAAACCCATCATATGCATCAACCTCAATATCAATCGACGTGACATTAACTGCATCGCGATCGTATTCTAATTCACCGGGATATTCTTCCCCGATAAACTGAGAAACGTAGTTTGTCATACCATATACATTAAACCCTTTGGCATTCTGATATTGATCAATAAACATTCTGGCTTCTTTCATATTGCCAGGTTTTATTGGGCTCAATTTAATAGGATTATCCGGTGAGAATAATGTATGCGATCCATTTTTATCTGGTACGAAAAGAGTTGGGCGGAAAGGTACCTTCACAGCTACCCTCTTTCCATTATCATACCCCCTGTAGGCTATGTAGTTGCCTAATCTGTTTACACTTGTATAGAATTTCATATGTCTATTATATCATAATATGGGACAAATGTAAAGGGTTTTTATATAATAATTTTCTGTTTAGGTACCTCAATACTCCTATTACCTACCATACCATTATACTTTTCAATTAACCCAGGTTCAGGCTGTACAATAAACATAATGTGTTCTACCTTGATCGGCAGTTTTTTAATATCACAGTAACTCATATATGGCATGAATCCAATCTTGCCGTCGCCATTCGGAATTAATTGTACAGGATCTGTAACAGTAATTTGTGTTGGGGTATCTTCTTTAATTTTGCAAAGGATTTCTTCGCCGGTTGTTAATCTAACTAATTTAATAATCATAGTTTCTCCATAGTCTAATCGGGGCCGAAGCCCCTGTTGTTATTCAGTCAATAATTGTTTTTGTTCCTCTCGAACTATTCTAATCTGACGCGGCTTATCTTCCTCAGGTATAATATTCGTCAATCCAATTTGTAATACACCTTTGTTAATTTCAGCATCTTCAACTTCAATCGTATCAGCTAAAGTAAAAGTTCTAGTAAAGTTTCTACCAGAAATACCTTTATGTAAGTAATTGACATCAGCTGCGTCAACTTCCGATGTTCCGGATACAGTCAATTGTCCTTTAAGTAGTTCGATAGATATATCAGTATCTCTGAATCCAGCCACTGCAATTTCAATCAAGTAATGATCGTCATCGAGTTTTACCACATTATATGGTGGGTACGATTGGGTGTTGTTAGGTTGTTGAATCGCATCGAATAATGCGTCGAATCCAAAGAATAGGTCCCTTGGAATACCATTTGTGTTATATGTCATAACATCCTCCTATTAAGCAAGGTTTAAATTATAGTGCAACTCTTGTTACACTTCTCGTTGTAAGACCCGAAGCATCTTACGTTTTATTTATACAATTCCAAAGTCATAGGTACCAAAAGCCCAATGTTTTTCTTTACACCACCAGCATTTTTTGCATGGTAGGTTAGAGCCATCAGCTAATGATGGATCGGCGCACGATTCAGTTAATAAGTACATATCCATAGTATTAGATTTATAATACATCTCGGCTAACACCGACTTATCAATCAACCTAAATGGTTGAATAGGCATTATTGCACTTGCTGTATCCCTTGACAATTCCTTAATATCAATTGAGTCTCGATCTACCATTCTAGAATCCATCATGTCTAACTCAGCCATAGTATCAATTGGCGGGTTAGCGGTTTTACCATTATAAACAGTATAAGCCTTATATTTCTTTACAAACTGGGCAATAGCATATCTAACTAATACTAGTTTATAGTCTAGCACTATTTTGCCCGGACACACATTGTACTGTAATACCCCTTTTGATTTAAAATATTCTATTGAATATTCTATAGAATTTGTTTTAAGTAAATTTAAGCATTCTTGAGAGGAATAAGTAAAGGTGTCATGAGTTATATTAACCTCAGGGAACTTCTTTCTGATATACGTTATTATCTTTTTTGCCGCTATATTGTTTTTCTTCACTCCGCCTCTTTTGTTATTAAATGGTAGCAAGCTTAATGTGTTATCGTCGTTAATTATAATTTGATTAGGATCAGCCGAGCTGCCTATGCCGGTTATGCAATGGATAGTTAGCTCGGTTAAGTTGCTATTATCACACATTTCATGCAGCATCATTGCCGAGTCCGCGCCTCCGGATAGAAGTACTACTATATCTTTATATTCAGTTGCGTTAATTATCATTATATCAGTAGCATTTGAATGCTACATATTTTTCTCGACATCCTGCACACCAGCCACAAGGAGTTCCTGTCATGTCCATTGGATGGGCACATGAAATTGTTAATGGAAATAATGTATCTAGTAAATCATACTCTATGTATAAATCTCTAACTACAAATTTATCCTTTAGTCCTAAGGGAGCCATATGACTTTTCAGTTTATCAACATCCGGGTACCTGTCTAGCATCCTAGTATCCCATAGATCATGCTCGATCATTATCTCTTTGGGATAATGAGCGGTCATGCCATTGAACATCCTATACTTTTCTGTAAATTTTTCTATTACATATTTTGTATGGGCTCTCTTTGCTACACGAAAATCATCTCTGCTAATATTCATATAGATCTGTTCGTCAGGAATTATACTAAGAGAGTGAACAATCTTAGCCAATGGGAACATATCTTGCATAAGCTTAACTATTTTTTTAGTTCTCATTTTAACAGCTGGCCTTGTTTGAAGGTCAATAGTATGAAGGACTATAGTTATCTCGGGGTTACTATTCAGTAGTAGAAATAATACAATGCTAGAGTCAGTTCCACCTGAAAACATCAGGCCTATCTTTTTGTCAGAATGTAATTTTAAATTCACCGACATCGTCCACAGTAACTTTCCCATAGCCATCAACTCTTTCTGGCTTATAGATTGATGCAAGACCTAATGCCTCTGTATTGAATTTAACCAATGTCTTGAGAGCATTCTCTGTAGTAAGCTTAGTTAGTATATCAATTGTCTTGTTACCTTCTTCACCAATTACCCAATCGTACTTACCGATTTTCTTTTCAAATATCTTAATTGAATCAGGGTCTCTTGCCATCTTCTCACAAGCCATTCTATATTTCAATGTGTTTGGATTACCCTTGTTTACCCATAGGGCTTTCTGAATAGCATCTCTCCATGAATGTACTAAGGTGTATGCATCATAGAGTTCGCCAGATGGTTTCTCGCCCCACTTTGCTTCAAAGACATCTTCGAATCTTTTACCAGGATAGTTAGGATCGTCCTTATGTCCACCGTTCTGAATATCTAAAATGCCGTGGTGTAACCAAGTTTCTGCCTTTCCTGAATTAACCAACGGCATTACTTTAGCTAAATACTTTGCAGGATTCTGTCTGGTAGATGTTAACTCGCCTCTAGCAAATGCTAGATCTCGCTCAGAACCTTTCATACCTGATATCCAACCAACCTTCTCTCTGAAAATAGAAATGTATTGATCAACACTAAGGCCTGGTCCACCGACCATCATTGCAATTGCAAATGCCTCTGGAACCATACCAGATCCCATAGCATGGGAGATACCGTCGTCTTCATTCAATCCTTTAGTCTTGGCCATAATAATATTCAGGTTCTGATGGCATACTGAATCATATTGACTATAGTCATATAATACATTCTCTTGTAGGAATGCAATTCCATTACCTCCGTGCGATACCATTATAACATTATCTTTAAATCTTTCGGTGGTATGAAACTTATTAAAACCAGCAATGTCCCTTGCCCCGGGATTATAGGTTACTCTAACATCTTCACCTAATGCCTTTGCAAATTCTGTTGCTACTATATTAGCCCAAACCGATGTGCCTTTACCAGGCTTCTGCGGTGACATAAAAATAGTATCTGATAATGCCATTGTCGATAATGTAGCGGCTACTACGAATGCGGTACTTTTCACTTTCACTTTTTCTCCTTATGCATAATTAATATTTCCTTTATTTCTATAACTATATATCAATACTATAATAATCAATATTGATATGACTACAAATGCTGGGTGTTGTAATACATCTTTGCCTTCGGCTAATGATATATTAAGCCGGCCCTGCCCCGGTTTATCTTGAATAAGTCTAATCAGGGCATATCCACCGACATTAAACAAATTCATGAACTGTAAATAGAGAAGTTCTATCTTGTCTCCTAATATAAACCCGATCATTAATGCTGGCCTAGAAAACCCATAGGTCTTCATGCCTAAGCCAAGAACAGTGAACATGAGTAATAGTATCACGCTCTCTAGTCCATATATTCCAAAGCCTGATACCCATACTGCCCAACCAACAAACAATGCTATGACCGGAAAATAATATTTATATGGTATATATGCGATCGCAGTAAT